CGCGAATATGCCGGGCGGCATTCGGGCGACCGGGCATTTTTCGATGGCGGCAGGGATCGGCGCGGGGCGCTTGCGACAAATGGCGCTGGTCGTCGAAGCGGCGCTCGGCACGATTGCGACGAAAGCGTTTCATCTCTTGCAGCGCCGCAGCACGGACTCCTATAGCCGTCCTGATGGGCCAAAATTCTTATTAAGTCAGATTCCCGCTGGCATCCGGTTGAGCGTGAACGCGCATTCTGCCGCGCCGATCTTTGCGGAGCAGACGCAGGCGAAGGCAACGCTCTTGCAAAAAGCGGGCGCGATTGACGGCGAAGATTTGGTGGAACTGTTCGATATGCCCAATCGAGAAGAACTCAAGGCGAAGGCGCGGAAACTCGCTGAGTCCAAGGCCGAGATGACGCGGGAAGCGTTCGATATTCAACATGAAAAGGCGCAAAAAGGCAAATCGCCACTAGGGACGACAAAGAAATAAATCTACTTGACACCGCCTACGGTGACTATGTTATACGTGCTCCTGATTACGGACTCCACGGCTTCTACAGGAGGACGTTCCCATGCCAGGTAGACATACGGGTCGCGCCCGTTCTCGCTCACGACGGCGCTGACGATGGTGAAGGCCCATACGGGACGCTCCCGCCGCACTCGCGGGCGCCGCTACTGACCACAGCCAGCAGGAAAGGAGGCGCTCATGCGACGCGGACGCAGACATAGAAGGCGGTAAGTCCGAGTCTCGGCGCAATGCCGAATGCCAATTCCTGGAACAGAAGCCCCCATTGCGACGCCGCCGACTGGACCATCGGCGTTGAGTGTCGGCTCCCAGCCTGGCCTTGAAGCGCAGGCGATGCTCAAGGTGCGCCAAGCGGCGATGCTCTTAGCCGAAAGCGTGGGGCTGCTCAAAACCAAATTAGGGACCGATCTGGGCCGGGCGGTTATGAGTGCGCTCAAGACCCTGGCCCCCCACACGCCTGGCGTGGAAGAAGGCTTGGGCCAATCCGAACTCGCTTCCATGCTGCAAGGCGTGCTGCCGGTCAGACCGGGCAGCCCAGCGGGAGTGATGGGAGGCAAGCCGTCCTTTTTGGGAACCCCAGCCCCCCGGCCCCTCACGCTGGGCGGCGGGCCTTCCTTGACCGGCGGTCGAGGGGTCCCCGTGCCCCCACGTATATAATAAGGTAAGGAGACACGACCATGCCGAGTTTAGATAAGTGGCTGCCTCGCATTCCTAGCATTCGAGACCCCCGCGACTCAAGCAAGCGCGCCGGGATGTTCTGGAATTGGCCGCGCTATCTGTATTTCGGCGGCGCCCCGCAGGGCGTCAACAAGAACCAGTCAGGCAACAAGGCGCCGAACGTCGGCGCGGCCTCCGGCCAGCAGTCGGTCGGCCCGATCTCGGATCGCGGCAAGGGACGCCGCTAGGCCATGGCTGAGAGCAACGCAGCCGAGACCATCGCCCCTGAGCAGCAGACGCAACTCGTCGCCACGGGCAAGCTCTTTACGGCGCTCGCCGCCGATCCGAAGTATCGCAAGCGCGTACTCGCGCTCATCAAAGAAGCCGCCCCCGACGTACCCATCCCGGAACTAGAAATCGAACAGGCCATCTCGAAAGAGGTCGAAACCCACACGAAACAGAGCGCCGATGAAGTGAAGAAGCTCACTGAGAAGGTGGACACCCTGGAGCGCAAGCTCGTGCGGGAGGCGTGGCGGGCGGAGAACGGCCTGAGTGAAGAGGAGTGCCTAGAGGTGGAGAAGTTGGCGAAGGAGGGCCAGATCGGGAAGGCCGAGACCGCGCTCGAATTCTTCCGGGCGAAGCAGGCCATCGGCGTGCCACGCGGCACGCGCCGCACCCCAGCCGGCAGCAAGGAATACCTGGAGAAGCTGGGCAAGATCAGTCCGCGCCAGACGAACCAACTGAAACAAGCCGCGTTCGAGGAAGTCAACCGGATTCTCAGCACACGCAAGACCGGATAAGGAGTCCGCTATGCCGAACGTCATGCCGATCAGCGGAGTGGCAGCCGGGTCCACCGGCTCCCCGTATCTTACGAAACTGACCTACACCACGAAGGCGGTTGGCAACTATCCCGTCACGGAAGCGAACTTCGCCGGGATCGGCGCGTATCTGCCGGGATGGGTGCTGGTGGTCGCCTTGACGCCCGCCAACGTGACCATCTCGCTGTCGAATGACAACGGCACGACCTGGAACGCGCTGGGCAACACGGGCGGAGGCTGGATTTACGTGGATAGCGGCACCACCGTCCGCATCAACATCGCCACGGGTGCCACGACCATCATTCTGTTCCCCATGGGCAACTTCTAAGGAGATACCGAAATGGCTCTACTTAATTTTGGCACAATTCCAGGGGGGGCCGCAGGAACCGAACTCCAGGTTGCCACACGCCGAGCGATCATGCCCGCCGTGGTGGTGCAGATCGGCAAATCGACCGTCACGCTCTCCTCCATGCTGGCGGCAGCGGAGCCCGTCTCTGGCGGCGTGTCGCCGATGACCATTCCCGTGCAAGGCACGAGGATGGTGTCTGGCGCGTGGGCTGACTACTCTGGAGCCTTCACCTCGCCGCAGGTGCTCACGGGACTGTTCAACGCCGAATTCAATCTCAAGGCGTTCGTCGTCGGCATTCCTTATTATCTGTTTGAGGGACTGGTTCAACAGGACGCGGAGATCGTCCCGATTCTCTGGGCGAGGATGAACGATGCGGGCAACTACGTGTCGGATCAGATTGCGACGGCGCTGTGGACGGCGCTGTCGGCGAATAGCGCGCTGCAAGTCTTCTCGTTGAACGATCTCGTGGCGACGACCAATCCGACACAGGGCAACGTCGGCAACATCGACCGCTCCGCGAATACGTGGTGGCAGGCGAATGTGTCCACGATGACCGCGATCAATGGTGCGTCGCAGGCGTGGACCAGGACCAATGTGCTCGCGGCGCTCACGTATGCCCAGAAGGGCGCGGGGGGCGAGCCCCCGTCCTGCGCCATCGTGGGACCCGGCGCGTGGGCCGCGCTTGCAGCGGACACGATTGGGGCTGAATCCTACCTCGTGGATCGCGAAGGGACCTATGCGGAAGCGAGTGAAGGCGCGACCGTGGCGTTCCCTGCGCTGAACATCGGCGGCGTGCCTGTCTATGCTGATCTGTACGCCACCAATAATACGGATATGTGGCTCGTGAATTTCAACTACACGCAATTCAAGATTCATCAGGACGCAGCCTTTGCCGTGGCGGGACCGGAATCGTTGCTCCCGCAGTTCCAGCTTGGCTATGTGATGGCCTTGTTTGTGCTGCTCGAAGCGGTGGTGGCGAAGTGCTCGGCGAATGCTCGTGTGACCGGGCTCACGGGCGCGTTTGTAATTTAGTTATGTATGCCTTCAGCGGGCATCACGCTCACGCTCGCGGACTATCTCACTCAGACGCGCCGGTTGCTGCGCGATAGCACCGGCGCCCTCTACTCCGATTCAGACCTCACCGAATTCATCAATCGGGCCATCAAGCAGCGAGACCTCGATCTCGGCTACAATCGCCTGAAACTCAGCTTCACGCTCACAACAGGCACGCACACCTATTCCTACGCGACGATCCTGGCGGGGGCCACCGTCCTGATCGGCGCCACGACGGCCAATATTCAAGACCTGCTCTCGATCATGGTGATGCCACTTGGCAGCGGCACGTCCACGATCCGCTATCCCCTCGGTCGCTGGCCCTACTCGAAACTGGCGTACCTGCTCTCCACCTCGTATCCGACATACCCTGCTGTGTATGCGCTCTACGGGCCGAGCACCCTCGTGCTGGCTCCCCCTCCGGCTGGGAATTATCCTGTGGAATTCGATTTCCTCGCCTATAGCGCCGATTTGGTCAATCCAACCGATGCCGATACGCAACCGTATCCGTACACTGATCCGGTGCCCTTCATGGCGGCATGCTTCGCGAAGGTTTCGGTTCAACGCTTTGACGAAGCGGACGGATTTCAGGCGCAGTATGATCGGCGACTGCTGCGTGTGCGCGGACGCGCTCGCTCGCTGATGATTGCGAATCCATGGTCTGATCTTCCCACAAGATCGAGGTAGGTTGTGCCGCAAGAAGCACGCAGGGAACGCACTGTCCAATTCAGGGATTTTGCGAAGGGCATGAATCAGACCTCAGCGCGCACCGCTCTACGCGACGATGAACTGTTCTTCCTGGAAAACGTTCAACCAATAGGCGCTGGGCAATTATTGGTAGTCCCTCCTCCCGCTCCGTCGATTGCCACGCTCGCGGGCATTGCGACGCTCTGGGGCATCACAATCAAACTGGCCGGGGTCGAGACGGCGCGGCTCGTCACGGTGAATAACGACGGCTCCATGACGGCGGTGAATCCGCTGAATGGCGCCACGACGCCGATTGCGACGGCGGGGACCGTCACGACGAAGGCGCGACTGACGATGTGGCAGGATACGCCCCTGTTGATCGGTGATCTCACGAACGGGTATTTCTCCTGGGATGGCGCGACGCTCAATAAGTACCCGCTTGCATTGACCGGCAACACGACGAACGGCAGTGCCGTGATTACGTCCGTTGCTCCGAACACGACCGGGCTGATCGCTGCGATGCACCTGCTCTCCGCGAATTTCCCCGCAGGCACCACGATTAAAAGCGTGGACAGCGGCACGCAGTTGACGGCTTCCGCGAATGCGACCGCGACGACGACGGGCGTGGCAATCACGATTGGCGCCGGCGCTCCAACCAGTGTCGCCGACATTGCGACGTTTGAAGGACGGGCGTTTCTCGTGTCCGCCTCACGGGCGATCACGCTGACGGCACCAGCCAGCTTCACGGATTTTCAAACGGCAGATGGCGCGTTGACGACCACGATCACCGACTCGGTATTTGCCGGACAGATCACGCGCCTGCTGTCGGCCCTGGAAGTGCTGTGGACGATTGGCCCGGCAGCGGTGAACGCGATCTCAAACGTGCAACTCGGCACCGGCAACGTGACGACGCTCTCCAACACGAATATCGTGGCGAATGTGGGCACCCTGCTGCCGTCCTCGGTGTCAAGCTTCTTTCGGACATTTCTGATGTTGGCCCCCTACGGCGTCTATGCGATTGTTGGGGCGACCCCACAGAAGCTCTCCGAGCAGTTAGACGGCTTGTTTCCGAACCTGTCGTTCGGCAGCGATCAGCCATCCGGCATCGTGTCGATCAATCGGGTGTTCGTGTGGTGTGTGCTCGTGACCTTCACCGATCCCGCGACCAATGTTGGTCGGCCTGTGCTGCTCTGCTTCTCTCGGAATGCCTGGTTTATCGGCTCGCAAGGGAGCGGCCTGACGTGGATCGCCTCGCTGGTGAATCTCACCACAGGCGTCCCGGAACTCTGGGGCACGGATGGGACGAACATCTTTAAGTGCTTTGCAGGCACGACGCCAGGCGCCTACACGATCAAGACCAAGCTCTACGACTTCGGCGCGTTCACGCAGAAGAAGCAACTACTCCGCATTGCGATTGACATTCAAAATCCTGGGGCGACAGTGAATCTTACCGCGACGGCCACCAACGAATTTGGGTTGACGAATACGATCCCGCTGAATCCGATTGTGAGCGTCCTGATGTTTGTCGGGACGGCCAGCATCACGTTTATCGGCGGCGGCAGTGTGGCGATTGTATGGACCATCGCGTCCGTCAGCGTGGAAGGGTTTGCGAATATCGCGGGTGATTACATCGGCTTGACGCTCTCTGGGGCCTCCTTGCCGTTCACGATTAGCGGGATCGCTATGAATATCGAGTGGTTAGGTGAATGGACCTAGTGTAATATATGTCATATACAGTACCTAATACTTTCGCCACTCAAAGCGGCAATGTCCCGGCCTCTCAACTGGACGCCAACTACACGGCTTTGCTCACAGGCATCAACAACGCCTTTTTGGTGGGCACGCTTGCGGCGCGTCCAGCGGCGAGCGAGGCGAACGGGAGGTATTATTTTGCCACGGATCAAGCGGGCGGGACGCTCTATCGTGATAACGGCACGGCCTGGGTGCAGGTCTCGCCCGGCGTCACGTCGATTGCCATTTCGCCGGTCGGCTTTCAGATCGCGCTCGAAAACAGCTTTCCGTCGTTTCTCTAAGGAGGACCTATGGCCGCCAACACGTCGCCCATCTTCACCCGCGTTGCGAAGATCAATTTCGTCACGGCCTTTACGGCGGCGAATACCGCAAAGGACGGCACGGGCACGGTGCAGACCGTCTTTACCGCCGATGCCACGAACGGCTCCTTTATTGATAAGGTGGTCTTTCAACCGATTGGCACGAACGTGGCGACCGTGGCGCGCATCTTCATCAACAACGGCGGCTCGAACGGCACCCCGTCCAACAATGTGTATTACGGCGATGTGACGCTCCCCGCCTCGACGCTCTCGGAAGTGGCGTCCATGCCCAGCACCACGTTCACGCTTGGGATTCCGCTGCCGCCGAGTTATAAGGTAAACGTGACCATCGGGACCGCCGTGGCGGCCGGCTATGTCGCAACCGGCGTCGGCGGGGATTACTAATGCCGGTCGATGAATTTGGGCAGACGCCGATCCGCCTGGGATTCTATCGGTTCAAAGCCTTCGCGGCGAGCGGGACGTTTTACGTGCCGGGCGGCGTGTCACGTATCTATGTGCAGGTGATGGGCGCTGGAGGGGGCGGGGGCGGGGGAGGCGGCGGGTCTGGTTCAGGCCAGTCTGGACCTGGCGGAACAGGCACTCCAGGAGGCAACGGTGGCTATGGGGCCGATAGCTTCTCTGTTGCTCCTGGAACGACGTTTACGGTCACGGTCGGGGCAGGCGGAGGCGGTGGCTCAGGGTCGGCTTCGAATGTACGAGGTGTGGATGGCAGTGCAGGCGGAACGTCGAGTTTTGGGACGCTGATCTCGGCTACAGGTGGAGAAGGAGGGCGTGGCGGCGCGGGGGCCTCGGAGTCAGGTGGTGCAGCGGCAACCGACCATGGCACGTCAAGCGCCACGATTAACGTCAAAGGTGGGGGGGCCAGCGGCGGGCTCGGTGGTCCTGGAGGCGGTGGTGGCTTTAGTAACGGTGGATTCAATGGCCATGCTGGGGCCGATGGTCAGATTACGGTGTGGTACTGATGGCACGCTTTGCCCAGATTGACGGCACGCGGGTGCATTGGGTCTTCACGGCAGACCAAGAATTTCCCCATGCGCCGTATGTGAAAATCATCGACATCACCAATGTCGTGCCTGCTCCACAGGAAGGCTGGACCTTCAACCCACAGGATGGGACGTTCACGCCTCCTCCCACCCCGCTGCCGGTTCCGCCCTCTACCCTGAAAGCCGCGCTGGCGAGCCTGATCGCTGATCCCACGTTTGCGACGTTGACCCCCAAGCTCAGGACCGTGTTGAGCGAATGGAATAATCTCGTCCCATGAACGGCATGGACGAACGCGATCTACCCTCGATCTTCTACACGGGGACTTCTTATCTTGGTAAGCCCGTGTCGATTGGGCTGCAAGGCGAGACTCCGACTGCCTCCCCGACCGCAGGGGCGTCCGCGATTCCGGCAGGCGCGGTCGGGGCTCAAGCGCCCGGACGTGCGGACCCAGCCACGGGCATTCCGGGCGTGTCGTCGTCACAGTTGTTGCAGGCCCTTCAGGCGCTCGGACTGGCGAAGGGCACAGCGTCACTCATTGGAGAGATCGGCGCAGCCGGAGGGGCTGGAGGGGCAGGGCTCGGTGTAGAGGTCCCCCCGACCGCACAAGGCGCGGCGCTTCCAGGCGGGCAAGTGGAGATCGGCCATGAGATCATTCCTGGCGCGGAGTCTCTACCAGGTGGAGGAGGGGCAGCAGAGGCTATTGAACAAACGGGCGCTGGTGCGGCCCCCACTGGAGCCGAAGTAGGGACGGAAGGCACACAGGCCGCGACGGCTGGCAGTAGCGCGGCTGGCATCACAACTGGAATAGCTGGATTGGCTGAGATCGTCCTCCCAGAATTGTTTGGTCGAGGCGGGCAGCAGGCCGCGAGCATCATTGGACTCGGAGG